CGTAACCGTTTATTCTTCCGAACAAAGAGCCGCAACGCAAGCGAATTGGTTGGCAATTTGGATTAAACAATAAAGGAGAGAATAAATGGCAACTTTAATCAAATTAAGACGAGGAACATACGCCCATTTTGTTGAAACAAACCCAAAACTTGAAGAGGGAGAACCCGCTTACGCTTGGGATGTTCAAATGTTGAAAATAGGCGACGGAACTCATAATTACAACGATTTACGCCCGACATACGCAAACGGCGAAGTAAGTACGATTTTGTTAGATAAAGACGAATGGACGGGCGACACGGCTCCTTATACGCAAGAAGTAAGTGTCGATTTTATGTATTCGTTCTTTAATCCGAGCGTTAATTTGAATCCGTCGGATTCTTATGTTGATGCGTTAGTTGAAGTTCAAGAATTTTCAAAAATTTACAAAGGAGTTTCGGGCGACGGATTTGTCAGATTTTATGCGACCGACATTCCGAAATGTGATTTAAGTTTAACACTCAAAAGACTATAAAAAGGAGGTTTCAAATGGGTGATGTTTTTATTGGCGGGGCAGGAACGGGAGTTGTTGCCGTAACTTCGGGAATCCCGACTTCAATTTGTACGGGTTTAACCGAAGTAAGAAACGGTTTGAATGTAACTCTTAAATGGAGCGACCCTGCAGATACAATTATCGACGGACAAGTTTTGGCAACTTGGAGCCATACGGTTATTGTTCGTAAAAAAGGAAGTTATCCGCTTCACGAAAGCGACGGCGTTGTGTTATTTACAAACACAATAAGAGATGCTTACCAAACAATCGGGTTCGAAGATACGGTTCCCGACACGGACGACAAATATTTTTACAGGGCTTTCCCTATTTCGGTCAATGGGGTTGTAAACCTTGACCCATTGAACTGTTTTGGCGTTGAAATGTATTCTTTCATAATCGACCCGAACGAATCAAATCCGAACAATGCGGTTTCTTATATCGGGGCAAATTCGGAATATACTCCGGCTTATATGGACTTTGCAAACGGCGAATTCAAATATGGTTCTTGGGGCGATGCGTTCTTTATGGATTTATTTAAGCCTTGTATGTTAAAATCCGACGGAACGGTTGATTACTACCTCGACCCGAACGATTACACGAAGAAAATCGACGGCGTTACGGCTTCCGATGTTGCCGATTCAACTTATGACGGAAACGCTATGGTTGAGGTCGGTCAAATTTGGATTTCCGAAAAAGTTTACAACGGCAAACATTTAATCAGAATCGCAAACGGAAAAGTTTCAAACGATTTCGATTGCTATACTCACACAAAGAAGGACGGAACGCTCGCTCAACATATTTACAGAGGTTTATATGATGGCGGCCTTGTTAGTAATGTTGTTCGTTCAATTTCGGGCCTTGCTCCGTGTTGTAACCAAACGGGCCAAAACCAAATTACATACGCAAAGGCAAACGGAACAGGATGGAATGTTGATGAATATTCTCTTCGCCGTTTGATTAACTATTTGTTAATATTGATTTCAAAATCTCTCGATACACAAGGCAAATTCGGAAAAGGCGTTCAAGATGGCGGCGAAAATGCCAAAGTAAATTCGGGAACTTTGAACAACAAAGGAATGTTCTTTGGTTATAATACAGGCAGTTCGGCCGTAAAAGTATTCCATATTGAGAATTGGTGGGGAAACCTTTGGAAGCTCACAAACGGGCTTGTTGCTAAATATGGAAAACTGTTTTATAAAATGTGTGAAGGCCAATGGGACGGTTCTACGGCGGATGATTATTCCGAAGCCGGAACGGGTTATATTGATTCGGGCGTAACATTGAGCGGCACTTCGGGTTCTTGTATTAAAACAATGAAACTTGTTCCGGGTGTTGGTTTAGTTCCGAAAGACATATCGGGTTCAAATTCAACTTACTATTGCGACGGTTGTTGGTTTAACGCTTCCGTTTCGCCGTTATTCGCTCGCTTCGGTGGTAATTCGAACAATGGGTTGCTTTGCGGGGCTTTCTGTTGCAATGTGTACACCTACCTTTCGCATTCGGGTTGGCACTGTGGCGTGTCGCTCTCTTACAAGTAAACCTCTTCGGGGGGAGGACGGGGGATCGCCCCCGTCGGAACTTGCTAAAAGAGAAAATTTTTTGGGGTTTGGTTTACGCCGTTATTCGCTCGCTTCGGTGGTAATTCGAACAATGGGTTGCATTGCGGGGCTTTCTATTGCAATGTGAACAACTACCTTTCGAATTCGAATTGGAACTATGGCGTGTCGCTCTATTACTAACAAAATGCTCTTATAATGTAAATCAAATTTCCTTGCCCCTTGGCAAAAATTAACCGAACAAGAGGCGGGTTTTAGTAAACGGAAGCGTTGAAAAATCCCGAGGTTATTAGTAAGAGCGAGTTTTGGAGGTTCAATTTTAATGGATTAAAGAAAGATGAAAACATACAAAAATCTTTATTCGAAGGCTTTGTCGGATGAAGTAATCGATGAAGCGTTTCGGGTAGCGATTAAGCGGAAGCGGCTCCGTCCTTCCGTTGATTATATTATTCGGCATTACGATAAATGCAAAACGAAAATCAAAGAGTTTATTCAAAACGGAGATTTTCGGCCGTTTGTTCATAAAGCCGTTGAAATCAACGACGGATTCAAGTTGAAGAAAAGAACAATAATTCAACCATACTTTTCTCCACGCCGCCCCGAACAATGGCTTCAACATATTGTTGTTCAAATTTTGAAGCCGATATTTTTAAAAGGAATGTATGTTTTTTCGTGCGGTTCGGTTCCCGAGAGGGGCGTTCATTACGGAAAGAAGCATCTTGAAAAGTTCATTAAAACACATCCAAAAGAAATTCGGTATGTATTAAAAGCCGATATTCATCACTTTTACGACAATGTTAATACAAATTTGATAAAAGAACGATTGAAAACAATAATCAAGGATGAAAAATTCTTGAAAATTGTTTTCTTCGTTCTCGATTCAAATATTGGCATTAAAAACGATGGAACAATTTTTCGTCCGGGTTTGCCTATTGGGTTCTATACTTCGCAATGGTTTGCGAATTGGTTTCTTCAACCGTTCGACCACTATATAAAAGAAGAACTCAAAGCCCCGTTTTATATGAGATATATGGACGACATCGTTCTTTTTGGAAACAACAAGAGGGAGTTACACAAGATCCGAAAGAAAATTGAAGAATTTTTGGCGGGAATTGATTTGGAATTGAAAGATAATTGGCAAATATTTCCGTTTGATTATATTGACAAAAACGGCGTTCGTCGTGGAAGGTTTATTGATTTTATGGGGTTTAAGTTTTACCGAGATAAAACAACGATCCGAAAATCAATTTTTCTTCGGGCTTGCCGTTTGGCCCGAAGGTTGAAAAAGAAATTGAATTTAAGTTGGTTCGATGCTTGCCGAATGTTGTCATATTTGGGTTGGTTTTGCCCGACCGATACATTCAACGCTTATAAAAAATACATTGAACCAAATATTAATATAGAAGTTTGTAAAAAATTAGTAAGTAAACACGATAGGAGGTTGAAAAATGCAAGTTAATTACATCGAAGTTGAGGGCGGAGAAAAACCGAACGAAATTGATGTTGATTCATCAAAAGCGGGCGTTTATATTCGCCGCAACATTAAACAAATCACAAAAGGCGAAGGCGAAGAAGCCGTTACTCTTTGGCAATACCAAGAAGCGTATTTGTCAAAATCCGAGTTCGAACAATATTCAAGCGATTTACTCGTTGGAGAAATTAACGGCGAAGATAACACAAAGGAATATGAAGAGTATAAAACAAAACTCAATACGCCCGTTCTATACAAAAACGGCCATTCATATAAACCGAAATGGATCCGCCTTTATTCTCCAATAATTGACGAATTCGCAAACAAAATCAGTTTATACGAAAAAGCGGGCGGCGATCCGACTCCGATTTTGGGTATTAAAACCGAAGTTTACGATGTAACAGGCGAAGCAGAAAACGCCGAACTTATGTCAGTTGTTGAAATTATTGATTTGTGGCTTTTCTTATACACAAAGAAAGAACAATATTTCGCCGAATACAAACAATCAATTATTGATGATAAGGAGGAATAAAATGCCGAATGTAGGAACTTATATTTTAACAAATACCGATTTCGCCAAAGTTTCAACTATGCTCGAAATCGAATTCGATCCGACTAAAATTTACGAAATCCAAAACCAAGGCGAAAGTTTATATATTCGGGCCGGAGAAGATGGAAACGGCGACAGGATAGAAACAAATCAAGTTTGTTATTACGATCCCGAAGGCGGCGACGATTTATACATCGCTCCCGTTTTTCCTGATTCAAAAATCGAAAAGCGAATTAACATAAACGCTTTGGATAAAAAGAAACAAAAAATCACGAAATATGGGGAAATGAAGCGTGAAACCTCGTCCGATTGATTCCGTAAATTTCGGAATATATTTAAAAACCCGAAAAACAAGTTACGGCCAATGTGATTATGGGATTTACAAAAACAAAAATATTGAAATTTACACGGCAAAGGAAAACGGAAAATTGATTCACAAACTTTTTTATGTTTCCGATGCCGTTCGTAATTTCATTAAATCAAAATTAATTTATTTTGAAAACGGAATAAAAAAAGTTTTGAGATGCTATGGGAAAAACTGTTAAAAGGAGAGAAAATAAAATGGCAAAAAGTAAAGGAACAAAGAAAGCGGCCAAGCCCGTAAAATCAAAAGGAAATGTTGTTCAATTCAAACAAAAATTTGAATCGAACTTCGAAGGCTTCATCAAGAAAATTCGTATTGATGCCAAAACCGACATTCCCGATATTGATTACGGTTCAAGTACGGCCAATGCCGACAACATTACAATTTTAAGCGGAAGAGGGAAACCGCTTGATTCATTTTTAACCGCAATGCAAAATCTCGCTCGGGGATTTTGTGAAATTTGCGAATTTCCCGAAGAAAAAATCGACGATGTATTAATTACAACCGTTAATTTTTCAGAAAAAGGCGGCGTTATTATTTCGGGCCAAGTTGCTCTTGAAAAATGCCCCGCCCCGCTTTGTCTTAATACGCCGCATGTACTCATTGAGAACGAAACAGGGTTCGAGATTCCAAGTTATATGAAATCTCAACTCGATGAACTTCGAAATGAAGCGGTTAAATACATTCGGGGAGAATGGGCCGAGAAGCAAATGGATCTATTCGAAGAAGCGGCAAATTAATTTTGAACTCGGGGGAAACCCCATCGGGCGGGGTTCGCTCCGCTCGTCGTCATAAATCAATAAACCCGCAAAGGAACACGCTTCCGATGCCGATTGTTTCGGGGGAATTCTTCCCCCGACATCATAAAAAAGGAGAGAGAAATGGAAGAAATAAGCAAAGCCGAAGAAATTCGGCAAGTTGTCGAGCGTAACGACGAAAAGTTAATTGATTTGTTGCTTTCAACCGAAGAGAAGCAAGAACCCCGTTTGAACATCGGGGTATTTTGCCCGCTTTGTAAGGACGACACAATTCAAATAATAGAAACCGCCGAAGGCGATTCCGAAAGAGTTTTCTTTCAAATGAAATGTTTGAATTGCGGTTGCGAATTCGTTTTGTTCGAAGATGATATCGAAGCATGCCTTCGGGGAATTGAGAACGCAAAGCAAGAAATCAAATACAACGAAAACAAAATAAAATATTTCGAGGGGAGATTGAAAAAATGAATTTTAAACAACTCGCAGTTACTTTATGCGTTAAATATGTACTTCCGAAACTTAAAGACATTGCAAAAT